ACAAAAATTCAAAAGTTAATATGTGAAGACCTTAAAGATTATTCAAACAATTATAAAACAACAAAACAAGAAGAACATACATTAAATGCCAATGACTTTAATATAGTAAATGAAACATTAAAATTAATGTCATCTACTAGTTCAGGTTCAAAAAAATTAACCAATATAGATTTAATGGTTACTAAAAAGTCAAATAATAATAATGCATATAAGAAAATACTTCCACAAAAGTGGGAATAAGGAAATAAATTATTTAATTACTTTTTATATAGTTATAATATAGTTAATATGAATTTTAAAAACATTTTAAAAAGTAAACAAAAATATAGTAAAGATAGACAAACACGACACAAAAAAATACATAAAGTCGGGCAAAATAAAGTAACACAAAACAAACAAAACAAGTTTAAACGATTAAAATGCGCCCCACAAAAAAATAATAATAATGAACCAGAACTTAAAGATTTTACATGCTATTCCCGTACTAACTTGCAAACATTTAAAGAGCTATGGAATAATAACAGTGATGATAAAATTAACACAAACAATAGTAAAGAAATATGGCAATTTTTCAAAAACAAGCTAAGCAAAGAGTGTTATGATGAATTATGTTGGTTGAAAAAAAGCAAATTGTCTTCTATTAACAACAGTGAATTATTAATTAAAGAAATATTTAAACCATTTTCACCAAAAACGTGGATAACAAATCCATCTACGTGGCTTTCTAGTGTTGATATAACAAAAATAATGAACCAATATGAAAAATCGCACCCCAATTTTAAGTTTATTGGTCCGAGCCCAATTGATTTTGATGCTAAAGAACTATTTTCAACATGTGTGTGGGAACAATTATGTAATTTTAATTTAAAGAACTACATTCAAAAAAAGATAACAAAAATAGGAATCATTTTTAATACTGACACACACGATAAGCCCGGAAAACATTGGATTGCGCTATTTATAGATTTAGATAAAAAGTTTATATTTTATTTTGATAGTAATGGAACAAAAATGCCAAAGCAAATAAAAGTATTAATTAATAGAGTAGAACAACAAGCACAACATGAAAATATAATATTAAAAGTAGATGACAATGAAGGTTTTACTCATCAATATAATGACGGACAATGTGGTATGTATGCGCTTTATTTTGTAATAGAATTGTTAAAAGAAAATAAAACATACAATTATTTTAAAACAAAACGAATTAAAGACGCAACAATGAAAAAATATAGGACAATTTATTTTAATCAGGCAAACCATGAACTATATGACACAAAAGACTAGCTTCTTTCATTCTACTTTTTATAACAAATTATAACATTTAAAATCTATCAATGGTTTTAATTAGTTCAACTTCTTCATGTTCAGCCATTAAATGCGGACTGTTTGTCTTTTTTACACTTTTATTAACACTTTCTAACTTAGTTAATATATATTCACCACAAAGACCACAATTGTCTTCATTTGCTAAATCTATTTTCTTGTTAATTTTAATAGCACATCGTTCTTGACTCCATCGCCCAAGCGGTCCCACTTCATTTAAAAATAACATATTGAAGAGTGTTCTACTATATACAAACTTGGTTGCTTTTGTGAATGGCATTGTTATTGCTATTATTATACTATAAACAAAGCTAGTATAATAATAAATCAATTTTTAAATAAAAAGAAAAACTCTAATTTAATGTCTACGCGAGCGTCTTGCTGTTCTTTTTCGGTGCAAACGTCTCTTTTTTGAACCATTTCTTCTTCTTCGTCTAGTTTTACTCCTAAAGCCTTTGCCCTTTACTTGTTCTCCATACGCATTTATTGTCTTGCGTAATGTGCCTTTACTTTTTTTCACTCTTTTTGCTCGCATATGTGTCACTATCAGAACTATAGTCTGAACTTGAATGCGAACGCTTCTCTTCCTCTTCTGCCTCGGCCGCTTCCTTGCGCCTCCTACATCCTCGTCTCTTCATCCCAAAACATGGCATTTTTATTATATATATACACAAGATAAATAATAAAAAATTCTAAATGAATTCAATATTTACGATTCCTCAGCGCCACAGCTTGTGCCCTAAGCATCATTTCAAATGGGTTAGCGTGTACATCACTGCGCCACCTAGCGGCCTCTGCATCTTCTTCTGCCTTTCTCGCCTCCGCCGCCATCGCCATCTCCGCCGCCCTCGCCCGCACCGCCTCCACCGCTTCTTCCATCGTCAACAACCTCGCCCTCGCCGCCGCCGCCTCCGCCTTCGCCTCCGCCGCTTCTACCCTCATCTTTTGCGCTTGATCCTCCCATGCATTTACCATCTTCTCCTTGGTTGTCCCTTTATCTTGCAACAATTTTTCCGCCCAAGTCGTCCACACCGCCTCCTCCTCCTTATTTGTCCCAAGATTACGCCACCTGTTTGCCTGCCTCTCCGCATTCTTCAATTCGAACCCTGCGCGTCCCGCATAGTCAGCTGCTTGATTCGCCTTAAATACCCGTATTGCTCTCAGTTCTCTGGCTTCTTCAGCCACCTTTCTGGCTTCTTCAGCCACCTTATCTTTGGAAGCTGCTTCTGCCACCTTTCTGGCTTCTTCAGCCACCTTATCTTTGGTGGCTGCTTCTGCCTTCATCGTTTTACTACGGGTTGAATTCATCGTTTTACTACGGGTTGAATTCATCGTTTTACTACGGGTTGAATACGATTCCCCTCCTCCCTTTTTTATTGAATAATATTTAATTCTTGCCTTCCCTAAATAGTTGTGTTTTCTATTTCTTCTTTTAGTTTTACTTCTTTTAGTTTTTCGCATTTATATAGTATACTAATATTTAAATAAAAAATTCTAAATATTAAAAACTACAAACTACAAACTACAAACTATAAATAATTTACGCGGCTAACATCTCATGTGCCATTCGTTCATTATCCCAACCTGGTTTGTTTCTAAGAAGTTCCTTGTAATCTTCATCTGTTCCATCATTAAATCGTTTTAGCGCAGCTTTATTCGATTTAATAGCAGTTTCTGTATATTTTTTATCTTTTATTACATTGGCAAGATATGGATGTCTTACTACTGTAGAATCTGGACTATGCGTTTGGCTACGTGTGCCGCGCGCTGGACCATCAAGTCCTAATTTCTCTAATCGCAACATTTCTGCTCTTTGTAGCTCGTGTAACGTATTATTTAGCTCTAATGCGTTGTCTAAATGCAGTTTATATTTCTCTTTGTCTGTTAAATCTTGCTTATCAAGTTGCTCAATTAGTCTTTTATGTTTAGTTTTTGCCGCAATTATTTTATCTTCATATATATCTATGTGTCTAGCTCCTGTTTCTGGCGTTTTAGAACGTCTAGATTTACCCGATTTAGACTTGCTACGCGATTTAGATTTTCGCGCAGGTTTAGAACAGCCGATTCCTCGCCCTCTTCTTTTAGACTTTCCTAAATAGTTTATACATTTTTTTCTTTTTGTTTTCCGCATTTATAGTATATATATATATATTTTATATAAATTATATAAATTATATAAAAAAATATATAAAAATTTGAAAAACTATAAACTATTAACTAACCTTAACGTTTTAATAGTTTATTCATAATTTATCGCATACACCATTGCTGTATGGGTTCTCCGCCATTTCTTTGGTTGCCACCTTGCAGCCATCAATGCCGCATTATTTATTGTTACAGTATTCCCCAACATCGCATGTATCCTCGGCGCTTTTGGTATCTTCCCTGTATAGTTGTGTTTTCTATTTATTATTTTAGTTTTACTTCTTTTTATGTTACTTCTTTTAGTTTTCCGCATTTATAGTATATATATATATATATATTTTTTAATTATGTTACAAAAAAAATTGAAATAAGTTTTTTTCTAAAATCATTTAACAATCAAGCAATCAATTCAAACATGGAACACTTTAATAATGATACTATTATTCAAGCTATTACTTGCCCTATTACTTGCTGTGTTATGACAGATCCCGTTCAAGGCAATGATGGAAATACATATGAGCGTAGTGCTATTATTAGCGCATTGACTATTAAACAAGAATCACCGATTACACGCGCGCCTATGAGATTTACCGATTTAAAAGTAAATGTGGCGCTTAGATATTTATGTGATAAATACCATCAAACATTGACAAGTCAATCAAGTGTAACACGTCAATCAAGTGTAACAAGTCAATCAAGTGTAACAAGTCAATCAAAGCAATCAAATGAAGACCCATCAAGTAAACCTATTATTTTAGACCATACTATCAGTAAAAACAATAATAAACTACTTTTAACATTTAATGTAAATAATGATAGTTTTCCTAAAGATTTAAGTACCGGTCATCTTTCACAAGATATTGTGCTAATTATTGACCGTTCTGGTTCAATGCATTCACAAGTCGAAGCAAAAGACCGAAATGGTCAAAATATGGAAAATGGACTATCAATCCAAGATATTGTTAATCATTCGGCAAAAACAGTCGTTCAAACATTAGATTCGCATTCCCGCATATGTATTATTAAATTTGATAATATTATTGATATTGTCACTCCTCTTATGTACGCTACTGAAACAAATAAAGTTCAAATTATGACTTCTATTAATTCCATTAGACCAGGAGGTCAAACAAATATTTGGGGGGCACTTGAGAAAGCATTACAAATTTTAGATGGTCGTGATGATAAAACAAGAAACAGTGCTATTTTAATGCTTACAGATGGAATTCCTAATGTTTCACCGGCACAAGGAGAGGTTGAAACACTGAAGCGATTAAGAAAAAATAAGAATTTTACAACTCCAATTTACACATTTGGTTTTGGATACAATTTACAAACAACTTTATTATATGATATTGCCAAATATTCTAATGGTGGAAACGCACACATTCCAGATGGTAATATGATTGCTACTGTGTTTTGTAATTTTATTGCAACAATCTTGTGTAGTGTAGTTATGAATTTACAACTTCATATTACTCCTAAACAAACTAATAGTGCCTCATTTAATAATTTATTAGTTGGTGATTTTGCTTATAATTATGACCCAATTAATCAAAAATATATTTATGATATTGGAACAGTTCAAGTTCAACAAGAACGAAACATTGTGTTAAATTTTGAAGATAAGTTGGATTTTGATTATTATTATACATATACTATTGAAGGAAAATCCTATACGTCATCTGTACATAGTGTAAATGTGGATTCTATTGCTTGTTGTGTAAATAATCCGACTATAAATAGTCATATTTACAGGGCTACAAGTGTTGAATATATTAGAAAAATGATTAACTCTAATAGAATTAACAATTTACTAAGCACTGAGGCAAATTATAATGACTTAGTAAAATTATTAGAAGAAAACAAATGCTCGCATAGTCAACCTTTTGTAGATGGTCTTCTCAAAAATATTAAAGGAGACTTCGCAAATATTGGGCAAGTTAAACTGGCAATTGATACAAAATATTTTAGGCGTTGGGGAGAATTTTATTTAGACCAACTTTCGCGTTCTCTTAATCAACAAATTAAACCCAATTTTAAAGATGAAGGTTGTATGTTTGGTGGAGAAGTCTTTGAAGCACTCGTAGATAAGTCAAGTGATATTTTCAATAGTCTTGAAGCACCTAAACCATCATTAGTTGTTCAACAAAATAGCGGAAACATGTTTTATAGGGGTTTAAATTTAGCACCACAAGCACCTATTTCAATGGCATCTTACAATGACCCGCATGGTGGATGTGTTGATTCATATTGTAAAATTGCTATGTTTGATGGAACATCTAAGCTTTTAAAAGATGTACAAAAGTTTGATATTATTAAATCTATTGATGAAAACAATAAAATTGTTGGGGCAAAAGTGCTGTGTGTTGTAGAAACACTTATTGAATCTGGTTATAGAGATTATGTGAATATTAATGGTACATTAATTACTCCGTGGCATCCTGTTAAATTTGGCTTACAAGGAAAAAAAGAAGATTGGTGGTTTCCGGGAGAATTATTTAGCACATATAGTTATCCATCGTCAAGCATGATTACATTAGTCTTAGAAAATCATCATATTATGATTATTAATGGTTTAAAATGTATTACATTGGGTCATAATTTTACTAATCATTCGAAATTAATTCATCCTTATTATGGAACAAGTAAGGTTATTGAAAATTTAAACTATTATTTTCCAGAAGATTATAATAATGGTAAAATTAGTGTAAAAAATACTCATATTGGTTATCATACAACATCAACATCAACATCAAGTTCAACCTCAATTATTACGGAGGCAGTTGTTTATTATAATACATCAAATCTTAAAGAACCATTAGTTGTATGTTAGACAGAATATATATATATATATATATCAGACAATTACTAATTAATTTATTAATTTTAATTAATATTAATATATTATTATATATAAACCATGGATTTTTATACTCGCTTATTTTGGATGTTTTTCTTTGCCTTCATTCTTTTATCTGGTTATTTAGTTTGCTGTACTAAGAAAACTAATATATTTTATTTACAAATAGGTTCTGGATTAGGTATGTTTGCTACAAGCAAAATTGGAAGAAGCTTTTTAGGAATCTGATTGATTCCATAGTTTATCTAATTTCCAAATAGGAGTGCGTTTATTTAGAGCCCAACGCGAAAAGCGATTAACATAATGACGACAATCATTAATACCTAATATGTATTTTTTTTGCATAGTTTTTTCAAATTGTACAACTTCGTCCAAAGTTTTACTTGTTTGTCCCCAATAAATAGTTTTGTTAGGAACATTTTCTGGTATATAAAATCTATATAGTTTGTCAACAAACCTTAATTCATTATTTAACACTGAACTAACGCCAGTACTACTAACGCTAGCACTAGTAATGCCACTATTAGAAGTTGTTTTATATTCACATTTAGTAGGGTCACAAAAAGGTCGATAATCATATCTCAACATTGTGTCTTCATTTTTAAAGCTAATTCCAATATGATATAAATTGAGTTCTTCATTAAATTTTTCTAAATGTAAATGAACTTGTGTTTTTAAGTTATTAATTGGTACAATATATGATAACAATGTTTGAATAATTACTAATATATATAACATATATTATACTATAATATATAACAATATAAAAATAACTTTATAATTAAGTAATAATATTTATTAACAAATATCATTATAATATATTAACTATGCAAAGTTGTATACTATGCTTGGAAGAAGGAGAGAATTTAAAACAATTAAATCATTGTGGAGTTTATTACATTCATAAAAAATGTCATAGTAAATGGAATTCTAAAATAATACATGTATTGTATGTAGAGAACCATTAGCTAATGAACATACAATAATAGTTCAAGAGGTACAAGTTAATCAACGAATACAAGAACTGCATTATTCTAATTATAGGATTATAAATAGTATACAATTTAAGATGGTTTATACTATTATTGTAATAATAATAACACTAATAACAACCTATATTTTTTTTATATGGTAATTAAAAAATAATAAAATTAAGTTAAAGCTAAAGTCATAATATAATATAATATAGTATACTACATTATGGCAAACATATTATTAGGAGAGCAAAACAAAGAGCTTTTATGGAACATATTATATTCTAATAAAACATTTGAAACAATTCCGCAATCTAAATTTAACAATGTAAAAACAATATTTGAAAACGCTATTATAAAAGTAGTAAATTCAAATTTGGAAATGTTAGAGTCAACTACAAATATAAATACTATAAAAACACTGGTTACACAATTAAATAAGGTTATTTTACAAAACATAATAGTAGATATTGCTAACTTTAGTCAATTATTATTAACTTCAACTACTCCAAAAACCAACTTTAAAACAGCGAGTTTAGAATCATTTGAAAAACAATATAAAGAAAAGCAAGTATCATTTAATGAGTTTATGACAAAAATAGAGCCTCCACAAGTAAACTTTGAAGCAATTAAAGATGACACATTGGAAGAGAGTGAATTAGATAAACTATTAGAAAATATTCAAAAAGAGCGATTAAAAGATATTAAAAGTCCAATTGCAACAAATCCTATAATACAAACAACATTAAAGAACCAAGACAAATTAGAAGTGGTTGATTTAAATGTGTTTGAAAAAGACATTATTACGGAAAGTGTTGTACAAGAACCATTAGTGTCTAAAAAAAAAATTTCAACTATTGAGGAGCTATTATATGACATTCAAAATGTTCCAAAAAAGGACAATCAAAGTTTATTAATGACTATAGATAGCAAACTAACATTATTAATGGAAAACCAACAAAAGATTATGGAAAAACTGGGTCTAACAAGAGCGTTATAGATTTATATAAGTTTTCTTATAAGTTTTCTTATAAGTTTTCTTATAAGTTTTCTTATACTTTCTGAAATCTATGTGTGCCGTCTTCTTGTTTTACTAATTTACCCAAAAGCAAAAGTTCTTGTTTTAAGTAACTGTCATAATCATATAAATCTTTGGTTTCTTTATTATAAGCATATACTATTCCATTTATTGTGAGTTCATTCAATTTAACTACTTCGGTTTTTTTATTGAGTTTCATGCCTTCATCTTTATCTTGATTACTAATATTGGGAGTATATACATATTTATCTTCACGAGGATTACCAATAACAAAACATTTAAGGTCGGTCTCTTTGCCAGACGAGCGACTGTGAATGGCACAGTCAATAGCTGATTCTTTTACGCTTTTCAATAATGATGCATTAATTTCTTCTTTAATACTGGCTATTTCATATAAATATTCATCACTAGTAATAACTTTTTTCTTATCTTTTTTGGAAATATCTTTTAATCGCAATTCAATTGACAAATCACTTGACAATTGTGTTTCACTAAATACCATTAAATACAGAAATACTTTAACTGTTTGGAGTTCTTTGGGTAAATCGCTATGACTGCAAATGCGACGTGCACGACCAATAACTTGATGAGTCCGCACAGGATGCCAATAAGGTTCAGTTATATGAACATAGCGAACATTTTTTAAACTAATACCTTCTGCACCAGAAGAAGTAATCATCAAAACTTTGATTAGCTGTCCATAAAAATTGTCACTTGCAATTTCCATTATGGATTTCAACAATGAAGAAGGTACAAGTTTCCAAGTGCTATTTAGCACATTTTTAATAATTTCGCGCTCTTCTGGTGTTTCTGAGCCAGTATAACATGCATACATCGGCTTTCCAACATCTTCAGGTGCAACCGCCAAAACAATTTCGCCTTTCTCATTTTTCTTTAACTTAAACTCGGCAAAATTGTTTTCTTTTAAAACCAACTTAAAGATACCAATCCCCTCAAGTGTTTTAAACTGTGAATAAAGTAAGTGTATGCCTTTATGGTCATCATCAACAATATTTTCCAAAATATGTAAAAATTTGGGGCTGTATTTTTGTAGACCAGCTTTAGATAAATATTTGGTCGAATAGCGCTCAAGTTCTTTTAATGCTTCGGCAATACGTTTTCCATAAGAGCCGTCGCTTAATTTAGTCTGGGCTTGGTCTTTTTCTAATTCTTTAATATCATCGGCGTCATATTTGCCATCAATATTATTTATTTTTTCAGCACTAGTTAAGTCATCTAATAATTCTTCGGATATATTTTTTGCAATTATAGAATTGTCAATGTCTTCCTCAATAGCATCTAATGTTGACTCAACAGTTGATTCGCTATTTGGCATAGGACGGACAATGTCTGGTTTAGGAAATACAAAATTGCAAAATGCGCGCGAAAATATACGATAGGTTGATGCGCTATCATTATATAGCTCATCATTTTGCACACCGGTTTTGCCTTTTTTGGATTTCTTCTTTTTGTTTGATTCTTCCAACTTGCGTTCTTGGACACGTGCTTCTTCATATATTCCAAATTGAAAATCGCTCATTGCGACTCTAATGATTTTAAAGTCGTCGGGATTAGAATGGTCGTAGGTGGGCATTAATTGCTCTTGTGCGCTTCTAAAATAGGAAGTGAGCCCTATTATTCGCATTTTAAACATATATTGATTATTTATTGTATTATTTGGATTAATAAAGAGAGATTTAAACTCGTCAAAATTATCAGGTAATGCTTTATATCCCCCAATAGTAATTTTATTGCTTGCAATTTTAATATTATGCGCTTCTAATGCGCTTTTTATTTTTTCTATAACTTGTGTGCTATTTAGCAGTTCGTTGCTATATACTAGTTTATTTTTGTTTGCTCCTGATTTAATATATCCAAAAGGATTTGGTGTAATAATAAGTTCATAACTAACAGCATTATATTCTATATTGTCAATATAGCTTAACACATTTGCTTTAGTAAACATTTCCTCTAATTTTTCCTTTGTAATAGGTTTTTTATCAATAAGTAATTTACAATTATAAGTCCGTAGCGTTCCGCGCAATATGTTAAATAATATTGCAATTTCATTTGGATAATTGATGATTGGTGTTCCTGACAATAAAATAATTTTACAGTTTTCAGCATCCATTAAATAGTTATACAGTTTCATTGATAGCGAAGTTTTGCGATTAAGTTTATTTACAATCCTGCTTATAAAATTGTGGGCTTCATCAATAATAATGACTTTATTAGAAAAAGGATTAAGAGTTCCGCCATTTGTTAGACCATTTAAATGTGAGCTACGCAATCCGTTATAATTCATAAACTGATATTTGTAAGAAATCATTTTGTCCAATTGACTATTTATTTTTTGCTGGTCTTCAAAATCAAGCGTGTCATAATTTGGTTGTTTTTTAATATTAATAAACCATGCTCCGCCATTACTATTAATATATTCTTGTGGTAATTTTAAAATAGTGCTTAAATATTCAACATAGTCTGTATGAGTTTTTGTGCTAATAAACTCCCAATATTGATTTTTTTTATATAAATAATCGCCACATTTCTTCAATTCTTCAACATAGTTACTTTTTAAAGATGCAGGTGTCATTATTAATATTTGTTTCTCATTTTTAATACCTTCAGCAATTGCTATAGAAGAGCATGTTTTACCCGAACCAAGACCATGATATAACAATAATCCTCTATAAGGAGTATATACATTTATATAATCTCGCACAATTTTTTGATGAGTTAAGAGAGAAAAGTCATCAGAGCTTGAACTATCACAGCTTACAGACGACTTACCAGCTTTTAACTGAGCCTCTTCTTTTAATAATTGTTGCTTAAAAGGTTCAAAAAGCGAATTAATAAAACTTATAAACATCTCTCTATTATCCAAATAATAGTCGGGCGCTTTTATTAATATTTTTGGTTCAAGCTTAGGAATTCTATTTAAATAAAGCGTTTTGCCAAACCGTAAATCTTTAGGAATTACTAGGGTTTCGTCAATAATATCTGCCTTTTCTAAACCCTTAATTGTTTCTGTGGCGTTTTGAAGACCTGGTTTAGGTGTTAATCTCTCTTTACTTGGAAGTCTAATATTAGATTTTTTAATGGTTTGTTCGCTTGGATTGGTAATAATAATTTTAGCAGTTGTTTTTACAATTTGACTAAAACTATTTTTTGGGTCACTCATACTTATTTTGGGTTTTTTAATACTTGCTATGTCATCACTTACTGGCTTAAATAACATGTCATTTATATCTGTAATTTTATCTGTAATTTTATCTGTAATTTTATCTGTAATTTTATCTTTGTCTAGTTCTTCGTCTCCTTTAATATTTGCCATTTTAGAAAGTTTGTTATAGCCTTTTTGAACAACTTCTAAATGTTCTTGAATGTCTGAAAAAAAACGGTCTCTATTTATTAGGTGTTCACTTGTTTTATCTATAATGTTTGGTGCGACACCTTCTTGTGGTATGTTTAATATAATATTAAATTGTTCTTGTGCTTTTGGTAATGGTTTAATTTTTAATTGTTGCAAAGTACTGTTTATCATTATGTATAATAATATATATTAATAATAAATAATATATTATATAATTTATAGTTTATAGTTTATAGTTTATAGTTTATAGTTTATCACATAATTATTAACATAATTATTAAGATAGTTTTTCAAATAATTGGATAGCTTGGTCACATGCTAGTTGTTCTGCCTTTTTCTTAATTTTGTGCTCAGCTTTAGTTAAAAATACTAATAGTGTGTTTTGGGTTTCAAGTAACTCATGGATGCTCTTAAAAGAACCAAGACTATCAAATGTAATAGCATCACTAATTTTAGCATTATGAATGTTTTGACCAAAACAAATATATACACCCATTACATACAATCTATCGTTATCATCTGTATCGTCTAATCTTGGAGTTTTTAGTTCAACATAATCAGGAGTAATTTTAAACTCTTTTTGAATAATTACTTGCAGTTTATTTTTATAATTATCATCATTATTGATTAGATTAGTCCAATCTACGTGTTTTTCGAAAACATTTTCAACAAATATTTGAGCCATTTGCATACCGGGACCACAATTGAATACATTTTTAAACCATCCATATTCATCTTCAATAGAAATACGGTTAAAATCTAGAAAAATAGCACCAATAAATGCTTCAAATAAGCATCCTAATTTTTTTAAATTATTACGAATGTTTTTTTCTTCAGCATGCCGTGAAATTACATAATATTTTTGAAGCCCCATTTCAAGTGCTAATTTACCAATATGTTCATTCTTAACTAATGCAATCTTCTTTTCTGTCATAAAACCCTCATCTGCTTTAGGAAATCGTTTATATAAATAATATTTAGTAATACATTCTAATACTCCATCACCAATAAATTCTAGGCGCTCATTTGATTTGGTTTTTAATGGCAAACAATCGTCTGGTTTAGTTGCTATAATAACATTTGACACTACATTTTCTAATTTAGGACGTTTTGTATATGACTTATGAATAAATGCTCGCTTATATAGTTCAATGTTAAATGGTTTAGTAAAAATTCCATATTTTGCTAATAATTCTTGAACATTAGTGCTAACAATTTCTTTATTATTATTGTTATAAGGATTAAAAATCAACTCTTCATTATTATTAATAATATCATTATCAAGTTTGATGTTATTAATATATAATTTAGAATATTTAATATCATTTTCACTATCATTATTGAATAACTCTTCATTATCAGAGTTATTATCTTTTAAACAGTTGTTGTTAAGCAACATAGTGGTTATAATATAATAATACTAATATTTTTAAATTAATATTATTTAAGACAATTTTTATTTTTATTTATTATATTTTATTTTATAATTAATTTATTATATTTTACAATTAATTTATTATATTTTATAATATTATAAAAAAAGATGCCTGGCAAAAAAATAAGTAAATTAGGTAGCAACTTACATACAAATAACACATGCCAATTTGGTTCAATGGCAGGATTAAACTCAACTGTTGGCGTAAGACCAAATGTCACGGGAATAAATGGTTACAAATATTTGCGAACTGCAGCAAACGGTTCAGATTGGGTTACAGGACAATCATTAAATAGCGCTGAACGCAGCCAAGGGTGTGGTTTAGACTTACCTTATGGTGAAAGGTGCAGCAAAGGAAATATATGCATTAAGTTTATTGGTTATGAAACTTCTAATTATTATCATAAAACCGGTCGCGGTAAGTTATTAAATTAAATTAACTTAAGCAAAACAATATAAATATTATTTTATAAATTAGTTAAGTAATTTATAAATTAATAGTAATGCATTTATTAGTTGATGCGCGAGAGCCAAAATCAGTATTAACCCAATTAAATGCTTTAAATGAACAATCAAGTAATAAGATTAATATTATTCAAAAAAATTTGACTGTTGGAGATTATGTATTTTTTGATGAAATTAATGACAAAGAAGTATTAATAATAGAGCGTAAATCGTTAGCTGATTTAGAATCATCAATTAAAGATGGAAGATACAAAGAACAATCTTTTAGACTAAATGAGGCAAATGTGCATAATCATAATATAATATATTTGTTAGAAGGGGCTATTATTAACTATAAAAATGCAAATTTTAAAAATACTTTATATTCTACCTTATTTTCTCTCAATTATTACAAAGGATTTTCGGTTTTTAATGTATTAAATCAAAATGAAACAATAGAGTTAATATTAGCAATTGCTAGTAAATTGATGCGTGAAAATAAACCAGGCTTTTATTGTTTAAATGATATGCAAAATGTTAATGCTTTGCAAAATGTTAATGCTTTGCAAAATGTTAATGCTTTGCAACCTAATTATAGTAATACTTTAAAATCAACAAAAAAATCCCATATAACAAAAGATAATATATTTGCTATTATGTTAAAACAAATCCCTGGTATTAGTAATGTATCAGCATTAGCTTTAGTAACTGAATTTAAAACAATGGAAAATTTGCTGACTTCTCTCAAAGATAGTAATGCAAACTTTGAAACAATTAAATTGGAAAGCGGCCGCAAAATAAACAAAAATATTATTGCATCATTGAAAGACTATTTAATTTAAATACTTTATAAAATATTAAATAATACTTATTTATTTATAATATTTATTTATAATATTTATTTATAATATAAATGTCAACTTCAAAACCGAGAGGTAAGCCGAATCAGGGAGCTTTTTTAAATTTAACACCAGAAGCAAGAAAAGAGCTTGAAGACAGATTAAATAGTGCATTAGGGGAGACACCCCAAATAATAAAACAAGCAACTGCAAAGCTGAAGGAAGCACAAAATAGACTGCAGACTGCGAACGCTAAAGTTTCTGGGTTTGAGCACGACGCACTTCATTATCAAACCAGAGTTGACTCACGTCAAGAACAAGATGACGCGAGAGCTGCACTGGAATTAGCAGAAACGGAATTAGAACAAGCAAAAAAGATGGTTGGAGGAAAAAAGAAAAAACGTACGCAAAGACATAAAAAAAAGAGAGGCAAAAAAACACGTAGCTATAAAAGACGCCGTTATTAAATAATAATTATTTAATCAAACACTAAGTTTAAGATTTTCTAATTTAAAGTATTTAAATTGTGTATTTAAATACTTTATATATATACTTAATTTAAATAGTACTAATTATATATAGTTAATACTATGATATATGAAAATACAATACAAAAGAAAAATATGGTAGGCGGGTTCATAGGTTTAGGTGTATTAGAATCACTCGTGGCTGCGGCGGCGGCGAAGAAATCAATACACTTTATTAATACACATGGTGACGAGATAATAAAACATGTTGCTGATTATAACAGTGAGCATATGGCGATAGCGAACAAGCTGAAGGAAGATTTAGGTACTCATCTTAATAATATATTCCATACCC